GTCGATGACAATGTCTACCTCCTTGGTAGGCACGATTAAGTCATCACCATAGACAAAGACCTTCTTACTGAAGGCCTCGACCCTCGGGTGATGAACAGGGAGACCATAACGTTCCATGAAGGAAGCTATAGCGATCGAATAGAAAGCCATAGATTCCAGCGGGAACGTTAGAGCAGATCCTTGGGATGCGAACTTCTTCATGGGAATTATCTTTCCATTTGGGAGCTTTGCATATTTACTACGACATGCAAAGACTGCCCGGTTGACATCGGGTTGACTTTGCACCATCAGGTGAACAACGGCCGCATGTAAGCGGTCGCTGGCCTCCTTCAGGTCTATCGTAGCAAACTCTCTCGTAATCGAACTCGAGAGAGCCAAGGCGCCATTGATTGATTGATCAGTGAAATTGATCTGACCACGGAGACGCTTATCGCGCTCTATGGCTGGAACAATAACCCTCATCAGTCCCTGTTGTACGTATTGATTATACACAGGCTCAATGGCAATGACGCGAGGCGTCTTTTGTGTCTTTGGGACAAATGCAACCTTGACAGGAGGTTCATCTTTTGGATGAACCTCTTTAAAGTCAAGTATGCCGTCCGCTCCTAACGACTCTGCGAGCTCTTCATAGTTGAAGAACCAGTAGCGGTCATAAGGTAGCACACGAGTAAGACGTCGCGACCATTGTCGGTGAAGGTACTTTCGGTTACCCGAAGTACCGTCGACAGTGGTCCCAGGTCCGTGCCGGGTAGGCAAACTACCGTCGTCTCGTAAAACACGAGCAAGACGATAGAGAATGCCGCCGTAAAACCAACGAGAAGCTTGAGAAAAGCTTTCTTTAAGCTTCCATTGGTTGACACGGAACTTCGCGACTTCTGCTTCACATGACGCATAGGCAACTCCAGCTGCTTGCTGTCGTTGCTTAGTGCACTCCAACCTGACTTTATTGAATGCGAGGCAAATCTGCCTAACACCAATAATAGCATCGGGAGATGGAGTTTCATGTAGGACTCCTTTCTTTGAGTCGAAAACGAGACTCGTGAAACCTTGCAAGAATGCAGGGAGACACGCCCCTTTACTGGTTTTGAAGCCAGTGAAGAGGTCTGGGAGCCATCGGCCAGCCTCAATGCTTCTTTCGAAGCCTTTAGCAAAGGCCGGTAGGCATATCGTCAAAAACGATATACCTTCGTTTTCTGTCCGCGACTTCAGAGTTATGAAATCGCGGCACGTGGAGGTACTACACGCCAAGCCCGCATCCGCGAGCATGGCCTTTAGGATCTCGGAAACATCCGAGAAGAGGAGCCGTTTTCGGCTTTTCATATACTCCCCCTTTCGAAGGGTGGTATATTCCTAGTGACAATGAACGCAAATTGCGGACCCCACTGAGAAGTTAATACTCAGTGTATGAGTCGATCAGCGTGCCAGTGCTTGACAGTACTGGAGAGCTAAATTAACTCTCGTTCCCGAGAAGCTTTGTGACTGCGGCCGATGACGGACGCAGTCAACCAGGCGCACAGGGCATTGACGCAATAAGTGATCTCAGTATCGCTAATGAGACCCCAGTTGGGGTTATCAATATCGAGCTGGACCTTGAGAATGGCATCCTGTTGGAGCGTCGAGTAAGGATTTGTAACAAGATCCTTCCTCGAGAACTCGA